ATTGTAACCGTAGGGCTGTTTCTTTCCGTTGTGCTTCCATTATTCCACGCCCTTTCAGCATAGGTTTTATTAGGCTCTGGGAGCGTTGCAAGGGCACCCGTTACATTCGCCTCCAACCCATCAACGGCAAGAATAGCACGCAAACGCCACGTAGGTACGCTAAACCACTCAGGAGCTTGCGCCCTGCTTATTTCTGCAAGGGTGAAATACTTTTCGTACCCATCTAAAATCGGCACTTCCCATTGTCCGTTTGCATTTTGCGTAGGGTTGCAATAGTTATTAGTACCATCGCTCCACTCACCATTTTTTATGCAATCAGCCGTTACCCTTTCATTTAGCTGCCATGCCTCTTCGTATGTTTTGAATTTAATATAAAGCATATTTTTGATTTATTCTGTCAGATAAAGCGATTGCATCTGTTGATGTCATTGAGTAATTGAAAGCAATGATTTCGGCTATACTACCAATAAGCGCTCCATTACCCCCTAAATTGTTTCCTCTGAAAAGAGTTATTAAATCTGCATTAGCATTTCCGATACTGCCTGTCGCTTCAACACTTCCGTTTATTATAATATTAGTTGATGTAATTATTTTTATTCTTGCACTTGTGCTTTCTGTAGTACCTTGAAATTGTATTGCAGAACCTAAAAAACCAAATCCATTATAACCCGCTGTATTACCTCCATCGAAAATACAATTTTGAGGACTTGCAAGTCCTATAATGCCATTCGTATTAGTATTTACATCTACTTTGCTAACAATAAGAATGGTACTGTTTTGTGTCAATTTTAAACCTTGCCCTGCTGGTGTAGACATATTTCTATCTGATACAGTTTGTACACTCGGAAAATTATTATAATTAGCATCATTTAAAATAAATCTTGGTTGAGATGCAACAGTATCTTGAATAAATGGAGAAGCTCCTACACGCGGCATCCATCTGCTTACAGCTCCTAAATTAGTTTGGGTGTTTAACCCAAAAGCCGCATCAAGCCAAAAAGTTACTCCACCATACCCATACGCTGAAATATCTTGGAAGAAATTTGTTAATGGAAAACCATTCTGCTGCCTATTGTTAAATCCTTTAAACATATTAAAAGTCTCCTTTACTTGCGAAAGCGTGAATGTTAGTATTTGCTGTTGTAGCTCCTACAAAGATTTTCTGACCTGACTTTAATTGCAGGTCAGGATAAATCAAAGTTCCGCCTGCTGTTGCCACCGTTGTAGATGATGTAACTGCTGAATAAATCTGCTCATCATAAAGCCTTAAATTCGCACCACTCGTATCTGTAATAAACACCATAAAGATACCCGCTGTGGAAGTACCTACGTGCTTGTAAGATATACGGGTTACCTTAGTGCCATCAGTAGCAGCCGCAATCAATTCTACTAAATTAGTAGTTGTCGCACCGCTTTTATCAGTCGTTGCAGTTGTAATAACCGCCCTTGCTGTTTCAGGTAATAATGCAAATACTGGCTTTGTATTTTGTGCCATCTTTTTTTTATTTTAATAGTTATTGAATAAATATAAATCACTACCAACGGAAGACCCACCCAAAGCAGCAACGGTATAAACACCCGCCACCCTTTGATATAAATCACCTGCAACGGTATCTAAATAAAAGTCACCGTCAAAACCTACCGTATCATCGGGCAATCCCGCCCCGTATCTAATTTTTGCTATTGTCATAATGTTATCCAGTTTGCGCCTGTACTCATTAATTTTAGCGACTCATTGCCGCCTATCTTATATGTTAAAGCCCCATCTATTGTTTGCGTTCCGTTCGGGTCTATTGTTATCAGTCCGCTGCCGCTGTTCTTCACTATATATACCTTGCCTTGCACCCCCACCGCCGTTGGCAGGTTTACGGTAAAAGTACCGCTTGTGCAATGAATAACATAATCTGAGGCAAGGGCGTTGTATGTTGTAGTTTGAGCCGTGTAAGCGAAAATAGACTGATTCTTATTTTCCCAATACCCCAGCGAAGAATTGTATCTTATAATGTCATTATTTGCTATGCTTGTAATCCTAACATCATGCAGCTCATCTAATTCTACTCCGTTTTGTGGCTTAACGTATATCAAGCCATTGCCTGCGTTTGCACGCTCTACGACGCCAACGAAAACCGCGTGTAACGGTGCCTGTGGCTTTGTAGCTGTAAACCCACCCGGAACGCTATCGAGCCATAAAACATCTCCCGGACTATATGCGCCTAAGTTAATCCCACTCACCTGCCCCTGTGTGGTAATCCACCCTGCCTGCCCCGCTGAAATATCCGCCCTAACTATTCCCAAAGTCTTTGAGCTAAATGTATCGCTTGTATTCTTTGCAAGTTTTACCGATGCCCTGTCGCCACTTGCGCCAAAAATATAAACAACCTGACCTTTTGTAATCGTAACCGCTTCAGCATTGGTTACGTATGCTTTTACTACGGTGGCGGTGTCGTAATTGCCAATAGGTTGATAAGTCGCAGCCGCTACATTTGAGCGGAGGTAAGGCGATAGCATTGCGGCTGTATCAGTATATTTTACCCTTAAATCAATTCTATTGCTTAATGATGTTGTATCCGTACTTTGCCCAACTCTACGCCATTGGCTGCCAGTCCAAACATAAACTGAACTATCTGCAAGAGCATAACGAATGCCGCCAGTATCACGGCCACTCGTTGCAGTAAGTTTTGGGATATTCAAATTATTAATGAATTTGCCCCCGCTCCATTGATACCAATTCGAGAAATTAGTGTAAAGTTTTCCATCAACAGTCTGCCCTTTTCCGATTAAGGATAAAAAAATTAACAAACTACTAAATATATATCTGTATATTTTCGCCATTGTTTACCCCTCCGTTTATTGTTATTGTTTTAGTTCCTGAATTATATGAAATGTAACGCCTATCGTTCCTCACCTGATATGTCAAAATTAACCCATCTATAAATACCAAAGGTGGCACAACAAGGCTATTATTTGTGAAGTCGGTATCGTCCTGCTCCATCGGCTCTCCGGCACCAACTATAAAATCAATTATCTTACTCATTCGACTTGGGTTTATAAATATCGTATCATTATCAGGCAGCTCATAATTACTCGGTAAGTCGCAAACATCATAAAGAAAAGGCACCTCTAAATCAATGCTGAATGTAACCCCCGCTACAATGTCCTCAAATTTATCTTCAAAGAATTCAAAGGTAGTGGATCGGGTAAACCGCCACGGTTGTTTTTCCCATCCTATCTGCCCCAGCAAATCATTCGCCACCTGCTCCATATCGCTTTGCACCTCTAATTCAGTGGTATATAAAACAACATCCGCCACCGTAACCTGCACCGTGTGTGTCTTTATTTTCCCCTCTGTAGCGCTATTGCCCATTGTCATAAAGACTGCAGGATATACTACATCTTTTACCTCATTATGTAGAAAATAATCAGCATTTACCACCTTTGCAGTTCTTATCTGCCGGTGGTCGGTTGCTATCCTTTTGAGCTGTATTGCTATTTGGTTTCTTGTCATTTTGCTTTGCGAAGTAATCTTTTAATTTTTTAATAGTCTTTTTACTATACATTTCTGAATGGTTTTTGACAGTCGTCACAGTTCTTAAATTCATCGTAAGGCATACCCAAATAAATACCGGGAAAGTATGCGTCACGCTTTGGCACCACCGTATCGGCACGGCTGCCGGGATTAATATACAAAGGAAATTTAGCATTATTGCTTTCCTCAACTAAATACTTCACTAACCTTTGCCCGTAATATTCCGCCCGGCTTTTAAACTTATTCTTTAAGTCAATAAGTTCGCTCATTGACACGTTATCGCTCCCCTCATTTGTTTTTTTCAAAACACCCTTATTCCAATATTGATGGGTTAAGGTGTCCGTTAATTCTGCCACCACGTAATAAATAAGGCAATCTCTTACATAGCTTTTTAGCAGCGTTATTTCATCCGCTATTAAATTATTGCTCTCAATACCTACCTGCAAGCGTTCGTAAAGTCCTGAGCCTAATAAAGGCAAAATATACATATCCTGACAAACCTTAATCTCAGGCACGATCATTTTGCTATCAATATTTGAGTGGATTTGTGTACGCTCATAAATATTTTCAGGACTTATAAATAAAGTATCTCTCATTTTTTATTTTTTACGAATAACAAAATTTTGCACCCATCTGTGCCTGCATGATACCGACCGCTCCCCATCAGGCTTAGTCCACCAACCGCCACGCCTATCCCACACGCTATATCCTAACCTTGCGCTCATTGTTTCAATATCGGAGCGTGAAAAGAATTTATTCATACCCAAAAGCCTACGGCAAAAATCCCTATTCCTGCTATCCTGTGGCCCCTCATAACTATACATTATTTTTTGCTCTAAGGTGCGCGGCTTTTTATCTGTTAAATCGCTCAAAGGCTCCGGCATAGTTCGCTCAATTATTTCATCAACGCCTATCTTTTTAACCGCTGCAATAATTAAACCACCTTCTAATAAATTTGCAATGATATCCGTAACCTCATCAACAGGCATCTTTAAAGCCCTGCCAATAACTTCAGGCGTTATTCTCTTATCTTTTTTGATAAGGTCGAGAATGTTTACTTCGGCCTGTGTAAGTTCTTCCTGAAAGTTGAAACGATTGCGGGATGTAATTACATTGTAATTATCTTTACTTTCCCCGTGCGCTGCAAATTCTGCCAACAAAAGTTCTTCATTATCCTGTGCGCTAAACTCCATATCGTTATCTATGGAAAGCATTACGTTAATTTCATCATCAGACAAACCAAGTGAAGATTTAAGCAATAACTTAGCCTGCTCCTTATTGATACGACCTTTCTCAAAATTGCGAATAATCCTATTAACGCCCTGCCATTGCCTGCCTGTTAAGTTCTTTAAATTCTCATTAACCTGCGCTAACGGTTGTGCAGGTTGCCCGGTAGGTTGCACTTCAGGTTGTGCAGCTTCAGGATACTTTGTCAAATCAATACCCAGCTTTTCCAATATCCATGCCTTTGGTGCAAACTCTTTTATTGTAGCTTCACTAAATTCAAAGGCAATCGGCTCAATAGGTGCAATCACCATTTCGCCTTCAACACCAAACAAAGTGCTTATTTCAGTAAACAAAGTTTCTAAAGACCTTTGCTTATCATTTACGTAGGTGTTTTTAAATATTTCGTATGCATCCCGCATCTCACTACGTCCCCCTAATTGCCCCTCTGTTTTGATACCAAATAAAATAGGCGAAGTAATTTGATGTCCCGCAAATATCTGCTGCTCAGTAGTTTTATTTAATATGTCGAAATGCTTATCTAAATCAGTATTTGATAAGTCCAAAACGGTAGGTGCCTTTGCAGGATCATCACTAAAAGATAATACAATACCGCCTGCATTTTCGCTGCCTGTAAATTTCTTTTTGAATTTAGTTTCAACAACTTGCTGCTCTTCAGGCGAAGGCTTACCCTCATTGAAATTTATCAATTTACTACTAAACATACCATTTTTGATAGTGCTTAAATGGTACTTAGAAAGCTCAATATCAACCTCAATCCAATTCAATGCGCCAATATAATTAGGGTATGAATACGTTTCTAATCCCGGTCTGTATTCCTTGTAAAACAATATCTGCTTACCCTCCTTTACCGCTGGATTGTAAGCCGCTACAATCTCAGGCTGCGTCCGTGTTGATTGCGTCCAGTCTTTTATAAAGTATTGCGTGTTGTCCTTATTTGTACGTACTTTATGATAAGGAATATGATACACTGCGCCAACATTGCCCAAAGCGTTATAGTGAAGCTCAATATAAACACCGCCAAAAATCTCAATATCAGTAGAAAACTTTTTGAGTAAATCATTTATGGTTTCATTCTTATTGGGTACCAACTCCTTTGTACTATCATCTTTATAAGATATGCCGTTACCTATAATGTAATTAACCTTACCCAACACAATACCGTTATGCTTACTGCTTTTATTCAGCTTCTCGAGTAACTGATTAGGATAAAGATTATCCTCACCGAATTGAACGTAACCTTTGCCGGGAAGCTCAACCATCATAGGCAGCTTCACATCTGCGAACTTTATAAAACTTATATTAGGATGCATCGTACATTTTGAATTTAACGTCCTGTGAATATTGCGTGTAACTTATATTCGTATTGTCATCTAAAAACATCAATCCGCTTTCTAATAACCCTAACCCCGCCGGGTTTACATTCGTTGAGCTTGTTTGCTCATAAATATCGTAACGCCACCACCCCTCTTTATA